CTGTCAATCGCGCGCCGATTCCAGTGGGCCGACAAATCATCACCGCAAACGGTGGCCTTCTACTCAATCCGCTGGGACTGTACCTTTGTGTCCTATACAGCGGCCGCTTCGCTGATCCAAAACAAGTGAATTATGTTGAGGATCGACCACGTGACCGGCAAACCCATGAGTATCCCACGGCTCGTAACCGCGGAACGCTCTAGGTCTGGCCAGCGAAGATTCTAAGGTCCCGTCATCAGCCTGAAGACGCTGATGAACTCACCCGGGAGGTAATCCTGGTGAGGGGCGATGAGGCCTTCCACGATGGCTGAAACCAAATCCAATGGGAGGAGGTCACTCGCCGCCGTGAGATCAGAAGACAAAGTTCTATACTGGTCTGCCTCACGCCAAGGGACGGGAATCTTCGCGAGCCTTTACACTGCCTCGTGGTGTTTTCCTGAAGCTGCGAAGCGGGTTCGAGGGTCGCGGTAAAGCCCCTTAAAGAGCCACTTGCGTACTGCCTAGCCAGGACCAGCAATGTGTCCAGTGTGCTTCGAGACGATGCGGGCCTTTAGGCCCCTTTCCACTGTTGCGACGACGGTCCCCTCCAGGTGACCAATCCGGAGGTTCGACAAGTCGTCCAGCAAACAGCGTCGCTTCGTAAGCAGTTCGCAGGCGCCTTAGACGCTAAAACCGCTATCCTTCCCCTTTGAGAAGATGTGTCGCTGGAGTCGAAGTTCCTCGGCCTGAGGATCCGACCATTCGCGAACAGGTGGAGCGGAAGAATCACTTGCGCTACCGAGCACAGCATCGTTCAATGACTGCGCACCGCCCTCGTAGTCGCTCTCACTTAGTGGAGGCGACCATGAATTAGAAGAAGGGGCGGCTGGAAGCATCGGCTGTCGTTCGGTCCCAGTCCTGCTGGATTAATCGGAGGCGCTCTCATTGTCCTCCGAAACTTCAGGTGAGCTGTCAAGCTCGCGTTCCAGACTTACGCGTGACTGGGCGTCGGGGGTCCAATCGAATGTGACCCTTCCTCCATCACCAAAGCCAGGCACTTTCATGTGCATTCGGCGCCAAGCGGCTTAGCCACCGAATCCTCGTGGTTGCTCGAGACACGCTCCACCGGACAGGTAAAACCCGTACGGATTGAGCTCATGTGCCTTGAGGAACTTCTTGGACCATCGGTAGGCGAAGGCCGTCGCCCGTTCTAACAAAGGTGTGGGGGTTAGCCACGGCGTGGTTAAGACTCGATAGTGGTCTTATAGCGCACCACGCGCAATCTCCTTCGTTCCCTCTGGCAGGGTTCTCCCTATCATAG